AGTATTATTTACCGGAATAGTTCCTCCTGCTTTTAATGGGCCTGTAGGTTGTTCACCTCTTAAAGGTGTTAAAGTACTTCCGTCATTTTCAAGTTTGTTAAGTAAAGGCATAATTTTAAATTTTAATTGTTAAATGTTTATTATAAATATTATTATTGTATAGAAAATGCACTCATTCCTGATACTGTACCAACTTCAATAGAATCCATTTGTACTTTAGGAGCAGGTTTGTTTATTAATGCTTCTAATAAAGCATTTGTTCTTTTAGCTTCTGAATTATCTTGTTGTATAATTGATTGGGGTGTAGAAGTTCTATTTTCTTTTGGGAATAAATTTGTACCTGCTATAACTGTATCTTTATTATTTAAGGCTATTGCTCCTTCAGGTCCCATTAATGTTCTACTACCATATCCTGCTCCCCCAGGGGACATTATATCATTACCAGACTTAGCTCCTGCTAGGTATCCTATTAACCCTCCAAAAATAGCGGCACCAATACCAAGGGCAATAAACCCCCCAACATATGGTATTTTAGCAACACTTTTAGCACCTTCAGCTGCAGCATCTACTGTAGTAGCAGTTGCATTCTGTATATTAGATTTTAGTAATTGTCTATTTAACATAATTTGCGAAATTGTAGCTGCGGTCTTAATTGCAGCTTGGGCAACTATTGCTGTTGTAATTAAACCAACTATTATATATACAGCAGTTGCACTTTCTGCTACTTTAGCAAATACATCAATAAGACCCATTAAAGGATCAGCCAAATTAGCCATTACAGATTGTATTTTGGTCATAACATCAGCTAACTTTTCTTGAGCTGATTGTTGTTGGTATTGTTGTAATAAAAGTTTCCCATTTTCAGTACCTCTTAATTTATCTAAATCACCAGCTTCTGCTAACTGTTCAATATTTTTAGCTCCTAGAGCATTTAGTGTTTCTTGATTTCTTAAAGTATCAGCTAATTGATCTGCAGTCATCCCAGCAGCCCCTGCTAATGATTCTTGTTGTATAACATTTAACTTAGCAAAATCAGCAGCACTACCCATCTGTTTTACTATTTCTTCTGTTGCTTCTGCACTTTTCCCTTGTAAAGCTAGTGATCTAGCTCTTTCAAGGTTTATTGATTTACCTGTTAATAATTCAGCTTCTAATTCATTTGTAAGAGAAGTTTCAAAATTAAGTAAACCTTTAGCTATTCCTTGGGTTTCTTTTAAAGAAAGACCTAATTTATTAGCTGTTACAACAGCTTCTGCTAGTGCCTTATTATTAAACCCATATTGTGCACCTAACTGTCCATTAGCATTAGCAACTTCTTTTAATACTTTTTGACCTTGTAATCTTATTCCTGTTTCTTTTTCTAAATTAGCAACACTATTTAAAACTTCTTCTGAAACTAATTCAGCAGATTTGCCTTGGGCCATTCCCAATTTTAATAAATTTGCTGCTTCTTCTCCCTGTAATCCTACCTTTTTGGTAAGCATTACTTGGTCTTGAAGTTGATCATTTGTATAACCCCTTGAAGCCCCTAAAGCATCAGCTAAGCCTTCTTGGGCCTGCATTAATTTTTCTACAGTTACATAGGCTTTACCACTATTAACTGCAAAAGTATTCATTTCATCACCTATCCCTCTAGCTTCAGATTTACTTATTCCTAGGGATTTAGCAAAATTAGTGGTTGCCGTATCAGCTTTTACTAAACCTGCAACAACAAAAGCTATAGCACCTTTACCTATAGCATCGGTTACATTTTTAGCTCTTTCTAGTTGTGCTGCTGTTTTTTCTGCCCCTTTTAAACTTGAATCTATTCCTACTTTAAATTGTGCTATACCTTTAGATAGGTTTGTTAAAGGACCAGCTAATAGGGGACCAATACCAGGGAGGATTTTTACCCCCTCAGCTAACTTATCAATAAACCCTGTAGATTTATTAATTTCTTTAATTTGTTCTTTGGTGGCATCAAAAGACTTGGTTAGATCGTCTGAAGTATTTAATGCATCTAATAATGATTGATTTGATTCAAGTAAAGCTGCTCTTTCTTCACCCTTAGCATTTTTTAGTTTAATAGAGTTAGCAGCTAATGTAGCTTCAGCTTGTGCTCGTTTTTTAGCTAAAACAGCTAGTTCTTTAGCAATGTTATTTCTAACCTTTGCATTAGATACATCTTGTTTTCCGTATTGTGAAAGTTTTGCGGCACTAGCTGATAGTTGTCCTACATCTTTTTGTGCCGTTCTGAAAGTTGAAGCAAATTCCTTATTTATTTTTGCATTATTAGACAATGAAGCCCCTATATCATTAAAGGTTTGTCTAGAATCTGCAGCAATTACACTAGCCTCTTTTAATGCATCTCTATATCCTTCTGCATCTATTTTGGATTTTTCTATATCATCGGCCATTTAGGAAACGTTTTATTATAAATATTAAAAAGAACAGCTATTTAATAGCTGCTCTTTCCTTCATATGGTTTTGATGCATTTTTAAATTGAGGAGTGTTTATTTGCCCATCAGAATTAACTAATGAAGTTTTAGATTTATCGTTTTGGGACTGTATTTTTTTATTTTGATTTTCTATATAGTCTTGAATTTCTTTAAATGTAAATTTTCTTAACCAAATAGGCATATTATAAATTGTAAACCAATCATACCCCCCATTACCATGATATACTATATTATGAATTTGAGTAAAAACATTATGTCTAACAATACCTGCTTCCTCAGATTTCAGGCCAAAAAAATTCGATACCAATTGGGATGGATTTTTTTGCATCTGAGTTAGTGGGAAAAAAAGTCAAATCTATGTCTGGTTGGATTTGGTTTATATATTCTCTTAATGCTCTTGAATCTCTAGCTAAAAGAGAAGTATCTACAAACTTTCTAATAGTTGGGGGGTCTGTTTCTCCATTAATTGAAGTAATAATATATTTTAACCTTGTAGATAATTCAGGATTTGCTTCTTTATTTAATCTTTTAAGTCCTTCTAATTCTTGTTTTACTTTTATTTCATCTCCATGGGTAAAAAGTTTAAAAGTAATATCAACTTTAGTATGGGGTAAGGTAAAAGGGAATTCATTTTTACCCTGTATGAATAATTTTTCATCAAATTCTTTATTTTCTATAAGCCCTAAATCAACCTTATATTCTTCATCATCATATGTAAATTTATATTCTCCTCCATAACCTAATACACGAGCAGCTACCATTATAGCATTTTTATCTCCTACTACAAGATCATTATAATTAATTTTAGTAACTATTAAAGATTTTAATAATTTATCAATTACTGTACCTTTTTCAATGTAAGATTGGTTAGTTAAAATATCTTCTTCCTTAGCGGTCATATATTTTAATTCTATTTTACCACTTGATAGGGGATTGTCTTTTAAATATACTAAACCTTTTGAGGGTAGTTCTATTTCTTCTGTTGGGAATTTAAATTCGGTCATAGTCTTTATTTGGTTAAAACGTTTTTATCAGTTATACATATGTAAAATACAAAAAAGCTTGACGTAAGCCAAGCATTTTTTGATAAGTTATGTAATTATTTTTTAGAAATTTAATACACAGTAATCTGGTTGTACAGTCATTGTAATTTCTTGAGCAGCACCAGAATCATCCCAACTGTAATCTCCAAACGAGGCAGCTGTAATCATTGCACCTTTAATGATCCATTCTGAAACAACATCACCTACTGGTCCTAATACATTAATAGTTAAATCTTTTTTATAGAAATCACTATATCCATCTCTACCTGTTACTGATTCATGGTGTAATCTAACCCATTCCATTACTGCTTGTGCACCAGATGGAGTAATTGGATCAAATAGTGTAAACTGAATAGTACCCCAAGTTGTTTTACCTTTCACAAAACGTTGAACGTTGATATGATTTAAAGGTACTGATCCTTGTTCTACACTTACAGCTCCTACACCTTTCATAATGTAAGCGGGGAATCCATCTACAAAAGCTATAAATCTATTCTTTTGTTTTGGTTCAAATGCTGTGAAAAATATTTCGTTTGGGTTTAATACTGCCATTTTATTTTCTTATTTTATTATAAATATTTATCTTTTTAGTTTTTACGATGGAAATGTTG